ATATAAAGGTAGTCCTAGTTTACCTGATGTTATATAGTCTTCACCTACAAAATATTCTGTAAATTCTGTAGCTTCTGTATATGTTTTACCACCATCAGAACTATATTCAAAAAGTAAGTCCACTATAGGAAATTCATTTAAATGTACTTTGTCTCTATCAGAACCATCATGATACTCTATTAACTCCTCATCAAAATTAATAAAAGTTCTACCACAATATTGACTTACAAATTCTGAACTAGCATATAACATTTGTGTTATACTATCATCCTCTTTTGTGTTTGCTGTTGGTATACTTTTATATGTTTTAAATTGTGCTAATGTTGCTAATAATTCTGCCATATTTTATTCCTTATTTAATAACTCTTATTTAATAAAATTATTAAATAAAGAGTTGGGAGCGAAGGCTCCCAACAATTAATTATAGCTTATGCTACCCAAATACCAGTTGCACTACCTTCGCCTGTGATCATTCCTAAGAATCCCATTCTACGAGTTGCAATGATAACATTACTTTGATTAGTAATATCTTTATCACGTTCAACCATCATATTTCTTAAATTACCCACAAAGAAGTTTCCTGTATAAACTGCTACTACAGCAGCTTTAGTTGCAGCTTTAGCTTCGAAGCTATCTGAAACAATAACTGGAGAACCATTAACAGAACCAATTTGGCCTTTAATAATAGTAGCTCTATCACCAACTAAATCCATTGTACGGAAGTCAGGATCTTCTAATAAGTCATAATACGCTTCTTCAGAAACAATATATTTAACTTCACCTGGATTTAGTCCACGTGCACCTAATTGTCTACGAACTGCTTGTAAATCATCTACAGTCCACTTAGCTGCTACAGCAACTGTTGCATTATCCATACTAGCATCACCTGCTAATACTGTTAAACCTTTGAAAGGAGAAACTGCATCACCACCTGTACCTGTACCTGTACCACGTAAGATTGATTGGTCAGAAGTTCTAGCCATTCTACGTGTTACTGCATCACGAATGATAGGTACAATTGCTAAGATTGTGTCTTCTTCTTCTTCGTAACCAATATATTCTTTAGATGCTAATTTGTGTGCAACTAAAGTTGTTTCGCCCATCTTATGATCAACACCTGTACCTGTAGATGTACCATCTGTACTACGGAAAGCTGATGTTGCGATCCATTGTGCATCACCTGCTTCTGGATTAATAGGGATTTGCATACTAGGTGTAGTCATTGCAATAGATTTGAAAAGTGGTTCTAAAACTAACTTATCTCTCATATCGTTAAATATACTAGTATTAAACTCTTGTTCCCAATCTGCAGAAGGGGTATGCTCTAATCCAGATTTCTGTACTACATCTCTGAATATTTTTGTATCTTTAATATCTTTACCTAATAGTTTAGATACTAATACAGTAGCTTCTCTCTGTTCCTTAGTAAATACTTCTCTATTAGATCCGTTATCTTGAAAGGACATTTTATTTCTTGTGATAGCTGTTATTTCATCAGACTTATCTTTAAGATCAGCTTCTAAGCCTTTTAATGCTTCTTCCATAGTAGCTTCTTTTTCTTCAAAACGTTTTTCAACTTCTTTAATTAAGTCTTCAACTTGAGATTTTACAGCAATTTTTCCAGCTTCTTTTTCAGTTTCAGCTTTTGTTTTAGCATCTTTTGCAGCCACATCATCTAATAAATCTTCTGCAGCATTAAGATTGCCTTTAGTAGCATCTAATTCTTTTTGCATAGCATCTAACTTAGCTTGTAGTTCTTGTTCATTCATTTTTGATTTCTCCATTGTTGCGCTAATCGCGCTATTATCTATAGATTCTGTAGCTTTTGCTGCGTCTTCTATATGTTTAGCGCTTGACTGCGCAAATTCTTGTTTATATTCTTGTTTTAATTCATCTAATTGTTTAGATACACTAAACACTGAATCTTGATTTGCCGGTACGGCAACACAACTTATTTCATATAGTTCTAAATCTTTTATAACAAATATGTCTGTTTCAGAATTATAATCTGCATCTAATACTCTAAATCCTATACTAAATGTTTTTATAATACCTTCTTTAATTAATGTATAAACATCACCTGCTGCTTTTGATATTTGTACTTTTACTCCAAGACCTAATTCACTAGGTATTAATTCTACTGTCTTACCTATAGGCTTAGAATAGTTATGATTAAATAATACAATAGGATTTTTTCTATAGTTATCTAATCCACCTTTTGAGTAGGCTGATCCAGGTATAATGTCATCCATTCTATCTTTTACAGCAACGTTAGCCATTCCTTCAATTATTAAATCATCGTCATCTTCTTCATAACCTTTATTAAAAGATGCATATAATTCTATCTTTTTGTTCATATTTTATTCCTCTTTCTTTGGTGCACCTTCATTTTCAGAAGTGCCTGCCAATGCTGAACCAGCTATATTTGCTGGTATTATTAAATCATCAGTACCTTCTTTATAAGGTAGTCTTAATGCTTCTCTTGATTCAGCAACACTCATTATACCTGAATTAGTTAATGTAGTATAATAACTAGCTATATCTTTTAAATCATCTTTTAAAGCTAAAGTATTAGCATATATAGGTTTAATATCATAACCAAAAAATACTTCTAAAGCACCTGCTATTTTATCACATATTGGGAAAATAGTATTATAGTAAAACATTTTTTCGTTAGGACTAATATTAGCATTATTTCCTGATGTTAATAATACCTCTGGAACACCTAAAGCTTTTGCTATTGTTGATTCATATGTAGCTATAGATTCATTAAAATCTAATTGCCTTTGGTCTGTATGTCCCAAACTATCTAATGACATTCCACCATCTAAAATCATTGGCTTTTTACCACCAGATTTTGGTCTATATTGTTGTGACCATTCATTTATGGTTCTTTGCTTAACTTTTGTGCTTAACACTTCAGGTACTGAAATAACTAAGCCAGGTATAGCGTTATTATTAAAAAAAGTACTGTGATAATCTAACATTGTGCCTAATATATTAACAGTGGGGATTATTGATTTTAATCTAGAATCACCTCTGAATATAGATCTAGAAGAATTATCTTGTATAAAAATTATTTCATCAGGATAAAATTTTTGATCATCATATGTATAGTGATTTATATATGTTTTTTTATCTAGTATTATTTCTACTTTATTAGAAGGTAAATGATATAAATATCTTCCATCGTAATAAATAAAACAGTTTCCTTCTAATAGTAAATCTAGTACTAATCTTCTTTTAAAAACATCGGCACTTTGAAATTCATTAGGTTTGAAATTTAATAATGTATTTAATTTTTTTGGTTGTATTGTAACAGCGCCACCACCAACTATAGTTGCGTTTATATCATAAGTTACTGGTGCAGCACTATCTGTTATTAAATTAACACATCTATTTACTACAGGAAATTTTTCATATGCTTGCATAACAGTATATTTATTTATGGTAGTATTTTGTGTTTCACCATAATCTAAGTATATTTCATCCTGTGCCGGATTTAGTTTATTTATTATATTATTAATCCAACCCATTTTTATTCCTCTGTATCTCTACCCATCTACGAACCTTTTTTGTTATATAAGGTGCACCGGAATAAGTTACACCATATATAGAATGTAATTTAGAGTGATGTTCTTTACATAACGTAACACAATCGTCTATTAACTCTACGGTATGATCTTTATAAAAATCATATCTATAGGTCATAATATCATTAGTATCATGTATTGTAATGTTATTTTTCTGTTTCCATGTTTCCCATAAATAAACTAATGGTGTATAATGATGATATTCTAATTTTTCTGTTTGTCCACAGATATAACACTCATTTGTTTTTTTATAATTAGCTTTAATCCCATCTCTTAGGTATTTAACTTGATCTCTTAGTAACTTACCCATTATACATCATCTAATACAAATGTTTCTGTATTCCCTGTAGTTAATTTTCCAGTATTAATTAAATAATTCTTTAAATTTTTCAAATATTTATTTTCTAAAGATATTGCATCTTTACCTATATTAAAATATCTTGTAAAAATTATTTCAGGTTTATACCCAAATTCTTGCATCCTTTTTTTAATACTTTTAGTTATACCTACTTTATATAAAGATAATTCTTTAAAATAAATACAATAAACATATGCTGGTTTATATTTATTACACAAAGGGCAATCTGTTAATTTTCCTAATATATCATGTGGTCTCACTTTCCAAGAATGATTACACTCAATATTTTTATGTAAAATAGGTGTATCATAATTAATATAATCTTCTAATAATATTATATGTTCGGATAATTTATTCTTATATGTTAGTGTATTTAATTTAGTATTACCAAAGCATATCGGACATTTTGATTTTTTACTTAATATATTATTTGGTGTGGCATACCAAATATGTTTTTTATTGCATATATGTTTAATATTAGTACTATTATTTACATATACTTCTATGGGGGTTACTAAATTATTGTGTTTTTCTTTAACTTCTCTTATATAAGTACTATTATTTTTTCCTATTTGCTTATATTTAGATTTTAACCCTAATTTTTGAGCTTTAGCACAAACAGAAACTTCTGTTCTATTTAAATCTTCAGCTATAATACTGTATTTTACTTTATTATCTATTTTTTCTTTCAAAAAATCTATTTCCAATTCTGTCCATCGTTTCATTTTGTCTTCCTTATTAAGAAGGACTGTGAGTAAATAAGGCACTCTTCGTAGGTAATTAGTCTACTCAGTCCAATTTCTTTCTATATGTATATGCGTATCATAATATATAACATCAAACTTATTACCAAGTCTTATCTTTATTTTTTCATATATTTCTAAAGGCTTATTAATATGTCTTGTCCTAATATCTACAGCTAGTCCGGCATAATGTAATGAATTTTTCATATGTTTACCATCTAGACCAGATGTTATGACTAGCTTGACAAACAGTGGTTTTATATCAAATAACATTTCCCACATTATATCTTTTAAACCATGTAAATTAACACCTTCTTTAATAGTAAGTCAAGGGGCCGAGTTATGGTATTTTTCTAGTCTATCTAATCTTTTATTTACTGCTGAGCATCTTTCATCTACTAAATTATTTCTACTTTGAGCTTCCCTACCTGTATATCTATCATTGCTTCTATTAACAGATATTTCTTTAACATTAATTAGTTTATTTTCTAATACAGATATATTTTTTGATAATAAAGCATGAGTATTGGCTGAATCTATTCTTAATAAGTTTATATCATTACTCATATCTAATTTAAAATCTCTCATATAGCCAGATTGTTCTTGTACTGTAAATAATACCCAACTAAGCAATAGTACCACAGCTGTCCCGGTTAACCCGACAACTATGCGCATCCATTGAGGAGCAACATTTTCTTTTATCACCTGTCTTACTTCCTCTTGTGTGCACATTACCATCTTGCCTTTTTATTTCTAGTATCTATATGAACAAAAGTATTATATAAACCTATTCCGAAAGTATTAGGGTATAATTCATTTAGATAATTATACAATTCTCGTGGGTTATTATAAGGTATATCTATTGCTCTTCCTATAAGGTGTTGTGATTTATCAGAGCCACCAACAGCTTTATTGTGGTTTTTACAACGACAAGCTGAGCTTGGTGTATAAGCACCAATGTGTTCTCGTACTGTTTCTGCAACATTTAATAATTCTGCATCAACTGTATCGAAACCACAACCACACTTACAAGCAAACTCTTCTCTACTAAAATGTGGTGATATCTTACTCATTATATGATTCCCTTCGTAAAGTATTTGCTTCTAATAATTCTTTTTCTAATAATTCTTTTTCTAAAAATTCTTGAGCATCTAAACTATCTTCTATTTTTCTGACTCTTAGTTCAGTTTGTTCAATTCTGTATATAAATTCTTTTGCTTCTCTTTGTTTACCAGATATCTCTTGTATATCAGTATGTAAATTAAATATTATTATTCCCATTCCTGATAAAATTAAGGGAATAATAATTTGTAACCACTTATCGCCCATCCTTTATACCTATGGTGGCTTTACAACCAACTCTAGGATCAGCATATTCAAAAGTATAACCTTCAGGTAGTTTTTCTGAACATTTTAATTTACAAGCCTCTAAGCCTCCTGCTTGATTAAAATATCCTATATTTAATTGCTCAGTTATAGCAACACAACCAACTGTAAAATTATCATCTCTAATAGAATTTACAAAGTTGCCTGTACAGCCTGTAAGCAATATTATTAGTGTAAAAAGTAATATTTTCATTTTTTGTCTGCCTACAATTTTTTATTTATACACACATTATAACATGTGACCATAACTTTTTCAAGTATTTTTGTTTTGTGCTGGTGCCACGTACTTATTAACACGTAATTTTTTTACTTCTTCTTCTAAAATTTTGATTCTTTCAATTAATTCTTGTACTTCTTTATTTGTTACATATCTCATTATATTCTCCTATAAATTTGCATAAACTTTGAATTTTGATATATCTGATGACCAAGTACCTGTTGGTAATGTTACTACACCTTGTATGTACCAAGTACCTTTAAGGTCTAGATCATCAGCTATTGTTATATATTGTATTATACCATCTGTACCATCTGTTTTAAACTCTGCTGTTTGTATTATAATAGTTTTATCTGGTTTTTTAAATACTATTTCTTTTGTTAAAGCTGATGATACATCAACTATATCTTCGCACTCTTTCATTATTAATTGAAAAGCTGTGCCTATGTCATCAACATGAATTTCATAAATACTACATGCCATTATAATTCTACTCCTACTGTATGTGTTGATATAATATTACTATCTATAATATGGTATTGTTTTATAATAGCATTAAATGTTATTGTTTCTCTAGGTGCTACACCAACATAAGCTATACCATCTATTGGTAATATGTTTGCATTACTTAAAATCCCAGAACTATTACTTGAGCCAGAGCATAAACCTAATATGTTATTTATTGTAATATTAGATATGTTCCCTGATGCTGAAATACCTGCTGTTGCATTACCATTTATGTTTTCTACATTAATATCTTCTATTATTGTAGAAATATTAGCATCGGCATTACTGGAACCAATTACTGGTTCTGTATTTACATTTGCTATTGAACCTGAAGCAC